CGCTGTGTATTTGTTTTTTTAATACTGTCATTAAATCCATGAAACTTCATCATTATTCGATGTAAAATTCTAAATTCTTCAAGTTCTTTCAAATCATGTGTTTTTATCAATAACAAATAATCGTCTGAATGCTCCAAATGTTCTATTTCTAGTTTTGAATCTTTGTACAAGAGTTTCCATATTTTGAATGTATAATTACTGCAACATACAGCTTTGTAGGATGATGAGTAATTCATCATTCCTTGTAAAAAGTTTTGTGTTGATTCCATCTTGCCTGTTTTCAAGTTGATGTATTTTGTATTCGGTCCTAAAAATTTTAAATTCCTTAAGATTGTTGCAGGTACATAAATATGTTTCCTTGACCAGCTATAACACACATGTCTCAGAAAAGATATTGTATTTGTATCAAAAACATCATCCAGGGCGGAAGACATTACATCAAAAGCTTCAAGTGTCTCTGCAGCAGACCACTTAGTGCAATCTCCATTGACTGAATAAATGTATTTTCCAGAGACCTTTGTTAAAAGAACTTTATTTATCTTGTCTTGAATGTGAAGTAATTTTTTGTCTCCTGGAACTGATATCATTTCATTGTTTGATTTTTTACACAAAATCTTGTATATGTTTTCGTATATCCTCATTAATGCTTTCGCTCCTAAATTTACAACATAAAATTCTCTTTTGGCACCATATTGAGCTTTTATGCAAATATCTGTTACAACTCTATCTGAATTCTTTTCTATATTCCATAAAGCTATATCCAGCACTGTGTCTAAATCTTGTTTAGAATGGTTAAATTCAATCAAAGCATCATGAACTTTCATCCTATTCGTTCCATTATTTATATGAACATATCCTTTTTCCGTAGAATATCTCAGATCATCATCTACAATTTGATCCGGCAAAGGTTCCAATTTCTTTTCAATTTTTATTCTTTTCTTCTTTTTAGATTTTTCATCTCCAAAATCTAATTTTCTGTTGAGTTCTGGGATACATGATTTGGTGCTTGAAATGTCTAATATATTTTCATTGATAACTTTTAATAATTCCTTGTTTATATCACTTGAGTCCAATTTTTTTGTTGTATTTTTGACTGAATTATAAAGTATAGGAGCGCTAAATCCAATTGAAACATCTTGAAGAATATGTTTTTTATGTTCTTCATATTTTACCATGTGTCCAGACTTTTCTGATTTACTTAGAGCGTCATACATTGTTTGGAATTTTAAAATTGTTTCAACACTTTTAATATTTTCAGTATGTATATTGGATGGTTCTTTGGGTGTATGTACATATTCATATAGCTCATCTAATAAATCTTGAGTATGCTGAATTTTACCATCGGTCCAAAAAGATGGCAAGTTTAACCTTCCTCCTAGGCTTTCTACAGTTCTTTTTGAACCCATATAAACAGGTTGCTTAAGTTCAACACCTACACCATTTTGATATGCTAAACAGGCTTCTGCTGCTTTTTTAATTCTAGTAACAATCCAAACTTCAAC